CTGTGACCGCGCCCGCGAAGCGGGTTTTGAAGTTTGGATCGACCCAACCATCAAGCTCGGCCATATGGGTGTGCAAGAGTATGAAGGTGATTTTGGCAACGAGGTGCTCTACCCGATGATTGCCCCCGTGCAGAAGGAGATTATATAATGGGTGAAAAGTCTAAGAAGAATCCGAGCGGTGGACAGCAACCGGGTAGTTCTGGTTCTAGCGGCGGCATGGGCGGCGGTAGCGGTGGCACGGGTAGTGGTAGAATGGGTCCACCAGCACCTACTCCCGGCCCCATTAGCTTTGGCGGTATCGGTGGTGGGGGAGGCCGCAGCACTTCAGGATATACAGGCTCCCCCATTGGTTCGATGGCTCCGGGGTCTTATAGCCCGCCTAGCGGCGTAGGGCTAACGTTTCGCCGCCGTTTTGCCAAAGGCGGCGAAACGGGTAAGTCTGACATGACTCAGGACAAAGCCACCATCAAGAAAGCCTTTAAACAGCACGACGCCCAGAAGCATAAGGGCGAAAAAAGCACCAAGCTGAATATGGCCGCTGGTGGCTCGGCCTCCAAGCGCGCTGACGGCTGCTGCAGCAAGGGCAAGACCAAGGGGAGATTCGTGTGATGGCTAAGACCCCGGCTTGGACGCGTAAGGAAGGTAAGTCAGACAAAGGCGGCTTGAACGCCAAAGGCCGTGCATCCTACAACAAAGCCAATCCGGGGAAGCCGGGACTCAAAGCTCCGCAGCCTGAAGGGGGTCCACGCAAGAAGTCGTTCTGCGCCAGAATGTCGGGGATGAAGAAGAAACTTACGTCTGAGAAAACGGCCAAAGACCCCAACAGCCGTATCAACAAATCGCTTAGGGCGTGGGATTGCTGACATGACAGATAACCATAGCGAAGCTATTAAGTTTACTATAGATGTGTTATCAGTTGCTACCGTATTGGGGACGATAGTGAATGTGCTTCCGGCAATTGCCGCAATGTTCACAATTATCTGGACGGTTATTCGTATCTATGAGACGGATACTGTGCAGCGTTGGATGGGGAAGAAGTGATGCGCCGTAAACTTATGAAGTTTGCTAATGGTGGCAGCGATGCCCGGTACCAGCGCAAGATCGCTGATATCGAGAGCGACTATAAGAAGCACACTGCGAGCGGCAAGGATGTCGGCGTAGCCAAGGCTAAATATGAGCAACGTATGGCTGACGCGAAGGACGACCTCGCTAAGCGGACAGGTTCTGATCGGAGCAAGACTAGCGCTGCCGAGAAAGCCGCAGAAAAAAACCTTTCCATGACGCGCCGCTATGGCTCGCGCACAAGTGCACTTGATGGTGCCAAGAACCCGCCTCCTAGAAAAGCCTTAGATATCGGCAAGATTGACGTTGGGTCTACGCCCAAGCTGAAGATGTCGTTTAGAGAAGCCTTCCGCGCCGCGCGCGAGCGTGGGGATAAGACTTTCTCGTGGGATGGTAAACCGGGTACTACCTTCACCACCAAGATGGATAGTGATAAGCCCGCCGCTAAGCCCGCCGCTAAGCCCGCCGCTAAGCCCGCCGATAAGCCCGCCGCTAAGCGCGCCGATAAACCCGCCGATAAGCCTACTGCGAACACCCCCCCACAGCCGCCCGAAACGACTGGACCACCAATCACGGTAGTGGGAAATAAACAACGTACTTACTCGTCTGCGGAGTCTCGCGAACGCGGAGGACGCGCGCTTGCAGCCCCATTTAGGGCGTTTGCAGAGTATGGTAACCCAGTCTCACTCCTCGGTAGAGCCGTCTTCGATGGTAATCCGGCAAAATCTTCCGCACCCGCTCAAAAAACTGCGAAAACTGACACCCGTGCCGAGGCTATAGAAAAAAAGCGTAGGCAAATCGAAGCCGCTGGAGCGGCTCCTAACGCTCCGTCATACGATAAGATGCAGGCTAAGTTCTATAAACAATACCCCGATCACGTAACCCCCTATGCTAGGGGTGGTAAAATGAAGAAATTCGCTGACGGCGGCTCTACCCAGTACCCCATCAAGATTGACCTAAACAAGGCCAAGCGAGATACCGCCGCACGCGATGCAAAGGCTGCAGAGAACAAACGTACCCCGCGCGAGGAAGCCGAGAAGAAGGCTATGGAGAAGAAATACCCGTTTAATAAGTACGCCTCTGGCGGCGTAACCAAGCAGATGCCCACTGCAGATCAGATGGGCAGTATGGGTATGGCCAAGGGCGGCGGTATGGAGCGTAGAGGCAAGACCAGCGCCAAGATGGTTAAGATGGCCAAAGGCGGTTCCATCAATGGCGTTGCTCAACGCGGTAAGACCCGCTGCAAAGGGATGAAGTAACATGCGACCTATGACCGCAACAACCTCAGATGCATCTGGAGGTACAAAAAACTCAAACGTACTAGTCTTTGACTACTACGGTCGTCCTGAAATCTCACTCCAAGTCGTTGTGACGGGTTCTGCTACGTGGTCTGTACAGCAGACGCTCGATAACCCACTTGATCCTACTGTGACCCCCAACTGGTTTAGCCACCCTGATGTAAATATGGTTACGCAGACTGTTAGCCGTCAGGGTAACTATGGTTATATCCCTACAGCAGTGCGGCTCCAGCAGACTGCCGGGGCTGGTTCGACAGTCCTGATCGCTATCCAAGCAGGACTGCACCCATAACATATAGAGGAAATTACTAATGAGACCGAGCCGAGGCATGGGTACCATGAAGAAATCGAAGATGGCTAAGGGCGGCAAGCTCGATATCTCTAAGGCCATTAAGAAGCCCGGTGCGCTCCGTGCGCAGCTCGGCACTAAGAAGGGTGAAACGATCCCTGCCGGAAAGCTTGATAAGGCTTCCAAGGCTCCCGGCAAGCTTGGTCAACGTGCGCGTTTTGCTGAAATGCTGAAGGGTTTCAAAAAGGGTAAGTAAGTGGCGCGTTCGGATGAACCTAAGTGGAAACGTATTGTTGCCAGTGTAAAAGCTGGGACCAAGGGCGGTGACGCAGGGCAATGGTCCGCTCGTAAAGCTCAGCTTGCAACCCAACGATACAAGAAGTCTGGTGGCGGCTACAGTGGCCCAAAGACGGAAGCACAGAAATCCCTGTCTAAGTGGGGTAAGGAAGACTGGGGTACCAAGTCGGGTAAGCCGTCTACGCAGGGAGCGAAGGCAACCGGTGAGCGGTACCTTCCGAAGAAAGCACGACAGGCGCTGACATCCTCTGAATATGCTGCTACCACAAAGGCGAAACGTGAAGGTACGAAGGCGGGCAAGCAGTTCGTTAAACAGCCTAGGGCAATTGCCAAAAAGACAGCGGAATTTAGATGACCACGACCGGCACCACTTCGTTCAATCTGGACCTCAATAACCTTGTAGAAGAGGCTTTTGAGAGGTGCGGTGCTGAGCTTCGTACAGGATATGACCTTAAGACGGCTCGCCGTAGCCTGAACCTACTCACCATCGAGTGGGCCAACCGGGGTATTAACCTATGGACTATCGAGCAAGGCTCGATCCCTATGGTGCAGGGGACGATTACCTATGATCTCCCCGTCGATACGATTGACCTTATGGAGCACGTTATCCGCACGAATGCGGGCACAACTTCAAACCAACTCGATATTAACATTAACCGTATCAGCGCCGATACGTATATCACGATTCCAAATAAGAATGCTCAGGGGCGTCCGATTCAGGTCTGGATCAATCGGCAATCAGGCGCAACCTATCCGGGTACTGGCGTAAAGTCACCACAGATTAATGTTTGGCCCGCTCCCGACCAGAGCAACTATTACACTTTCTTCTACTACCGCCTTCGTCGCCTTCAGGATGCTGGGAACGGCATAGAGACGCAGGACATCCCGTTCCGTTTTCTCCCTTGTATGGTAGCTGGACTAGCATACTACCTGTCGCTTAAACTCTCCGGCGCTATGGACCGTATCTCCATGCTGAAGGCGATGTATGATGAAGCTTGGCAGCAGGCTTCTGAGGAGGACCGCGAGAAGGCTCCACTGCGGATCGCTCCGCGCCAGATGTTCATCTAATGCCTAATAGTTTTGCCTCCGGTAAGAAAGCTATCGCCGAGTGCGATAGATGCGGCTTTAGGTATAAACTAAAGCAGCTTAAGAAGCTCACGATCAAGACCAAGAGCACAAATATCCTTGTCTGCCCTACGTGTTGGGAGAAAGACCAGCCCCAGCTGCAACTAGGTATGTACCCGGTCGATGACCCACAGGCGCTCCGTAACCCCCGCCCTGATGTCAGCTATCGACAAGCGGGTATGACTGGGCTTAAGATAAAAACCAACGGTGAAGTACCTTCAACTAACTCGCTAGCATTTGGCCAGCCATCTGATGGTAGCCGCGTTATTCAGTGGGGGTGGAACCCGGTAGGACTTAACAATCCTTTGGCTTTCCCTGACTTACCAAATACGCTATTAAACAAAGGGCAGGTTGGCACAGTCATTGTGCAAACATAGGAGTGCGTCATGGCCAAAGGTGGCAAAACTAACGAACAGATGAAGAAACTAGGCCGAAATCTAGCTAAGATTGCTAACCAAAAGAAGTCCGTACGTACAGTGCCGACGAACGAAGTGAAGGCGAGCAAAAATGGCTAAGTTCAGCATGAAGAAGGGCGGCAATGAAGTTGGCCCTGCCAGCGTCTACGCCAAGCCGCACACGATGTCCGGTAGCACTGCCGTTAATCTCGGCAACAACGGGTATCCGAACAACACCCCCAACACTCAAACCGAACGCACGCGCGGGTGCAAGAACACAATGCGCGGGTGCGGGCATAGCACGAAAATGGGCTAAGGCCCATTAGCCGAAGGCTTGTGAAGCAATGAACTACGCTGCTCTTGTCTCTGCCATTAAGGCGTACACCGAAAACGACTTCCCAAATACGGCGGGGTCCGGTGGTCTTACGTCTACGCAACAGGTTAATAATTTTATCCAGCAAGCTGAACAGCGCGTATTCAACTCGGTGCAGCTGCTCGACCTACGTAAAAACGTAACGGGTGCTACAACTGCGGGTAATAAGTATCTCACCACACCGACTGACTGGCTGGCTAATTTTTCTATCGCTGTTATCGACGAGAACGGAAACTACAATTATCTCCTCAACAAAGATGTAAACTTTATACGAGAGGCATTTCCTTCCCCTAATTATATGGGGTTGCCACAATACTATTCCTTCTTCGATAAAAACTCCCACATCCTCGGCCCCACACCGGATATGAATTATACGGTCGAACTTCATTATTTTTACTACCCAGAGTCTATTGTCACTGCTAGTACTTCTTGGCTTAGTACTAATTTTGATAGTGTACTGCTCTACGGCTCGCTGTTGGAAGCTTACACCTTCATGAAGGGTGAGGCAGATGTCATAGCTGGGTATCAAAAACGATACGATGAAGCACTTGCCCTCCTTAAGGAACTGGGCGAAGGCAAAAATAGGCAGGATATGTACCGCACTCCCCAAGTGCGATACCCTGTACGGTAACAAGGGATAATATGTATGGCTATCGTTCAGGGGATGTGCACTAGCTTCAAAGCTGAAGTGCTTCTTGCTGTGCATGATTTCCGCGTTACCAGCGGGGATACGTTTAAGATCGCGTTGTACAGCGCGGTAGCTAGCCTCGACGCTAACACCACTGCATACACGGCGTCTAACGAGATTACCGGCACAAACTACACTGCTGGGGGTAAGACCCTTACCAACCTAGGGGTTACGGCTTCGAATGGTAGCTCGGCTCAGGGCACTGGGTACGCAACCTTCAGCAATGTGACGTGGGCGGCGGCTACATTTACTGCGCGCGGGGCACTTATCTACAACACGACTCCTTCAGCCAACGGTACAGCAAACACTGCGCTTACGAACCCAGCGGTAGCTGTGCTAGACTTCGGCTCTGATAAGACTGTCTCGGCTGGGGACTTCACCATCGTGTTCCCAAGTGCTACTAACACTACGGCTATCGTCAGGATTGCTTAATGGCGCTTATTCTCGCTGATCGCGTACGTGAAACTACGTCCACCAATGGGACTGGCAGTGTTACGCTGAGCGGTGCCGTGCCGGGGTATCAGTCGTTTGCGGCTGTTGGTAACGGGAACACTACCTACTACACAATCACTAATGGTACTCAGTGGGAAGTGGGTATCGGCACGTATAGCACTAGCGGCCCCACGCTTTCTCGTGACACTGTACTTTCCTCCAGCACGGGAAGCAAAGTTAGCTTCAGTACTGGCTTTAAGGATGTGTTCGTTACGTACCCTGCTGAGCAGGCAGTCACTTCTGCGGCTCTAGCAGCGACTACAGGTGGTGCGTTGGTGGGGTATCTGGCTCCCGGCACTGGAGGGGTCGCAAAGACTGTTGAGGACGTTCTGGACGAAAATGTCCGCGTCGATGATTACGGCACGCTGCAACAGGCAGCGACTTATGCGGCCAGTCTTACGGACGGCATCGCGTCCATTCGGGCGCAAGTTAACCTCGGCGCTGCGAATTACACGACCGCATCTACTTTGCTGCACTACGAAGGCCAGACATGGCAAGGCATGGGCAACGCCGAAGCCTTGGACCGCCTTGCCTCACGCATCACTGTCTCAACCGACAACATCGACGGTATACGGATGCAGGGGCATCTCGTCGGTAGCTCACAATACTGGAATTACGGCCAGTGGGACAACTGGATGATTATCGGTAAGGGGTCTACCTCGACCTCTGGCTGGGCCATGAACTGGTATGATCCGACTGTGAGCGAAGACCTACGCCCCCAAGGACAGACGACCGTTCGCCGGGTAACGCTGCGCAACTTTGCCAGTGGTGGCGGGCGCATGAACCAAGGCGCTCTGGAAACCCGCATCGCCGATGTTAAGGTCATGGATACAGGCGGTCCCGGTTGGTACTTCAAGGGTGTCGCCAACGGCGTGCAGAGTATGGTGTTTGACGGGCTCGCTGCCGATCACTGCGTTAATAGCGCGCTTTACCTCGATACGCCTGTTCAAGATGGCCACACATCCATCCGTGACTTGAAGTCCGAAGCGGGCATCAACTATCAGTTTGGCCCGCGCATTTCGTTTACTGCGTCATGTGCGGGAACTGCTCTGACAACTACGGGAAGCCCTGCGCTTGCTGTAGGCCATGTGGTGTTTGCTGCGGACGGCACTAGCCTAGGCGTTGTCACGTCTGGCGCGGCTAATTCTTGGGTGGTTTCGGAAGGCGGCGCTTACACTAGCCAAACAATGTCTGGTTACACCGCCATCAGCCAATCGAATGCGCTGGTTATCAACAATCCTGCCATCGGCGCAACCGTTGTTCTGGACGGCGCAACGCATATCAGCAGC